TATTGGTGAGCGCATCGGACGAACCGAGGCCCGCCTGATTGTTCAGGGTACTGGCACCGGCACACCGCAGCAGCCGAAAGGCCTGGCAGCATCTGTAACGGGTATCGTTACAACCGCATCCGCGGGAACCTTCACCTGGAAGGAAATGAACAAGCTGAAACATGCGGTTGACCCTGCATACCGCCGCGGGAATAAGTTCCGCTGGGCGTTCAACGACAATACCCTGGAGCTGATCGAAGAAATGGAGGACGGGCAGGGGCGCCCGCTGTGGCTGCCTTCTGTTGCGGGTGGCACCCCGGCGACGGTGCTGCAGATACCGTACGAGATTGATCAGGCGATCGCCGATGTGGGCGCTGGTCAGAAATTTATGTTCTGTGGCGATTTTAACCGCTTTCTGATCCGCCGCGTGCGTTACATGGCGTTGAAACGTCTGGTTGAGCGTTATGCGGAATACGATCAGGTCGGTTTCCTTGCGTTCTACCGCTTCGACACCCTGCTGGAAGACACTGCCGCAATTAAAGCGCTGGTGGGGGTTGGTAGCGCCAGCAGCTAACAGCCTGCCAGTACGTTACCCCGGACGCCGCGAAAGCGGTTTTTTTGTGCCCGTCACCCGGCGGGCATGGAGTATCTACATGCTTCTGACGCTTGACGAAATCAAGCAGCAATGCCGCATCGAGCCGGATTTTACCGAAGACGATGATCTGTTGAATCAGATAGGCAGCGCTGTGCAAATCCGCACAGAAACCCGCATCAACCGGAAGCTTTACGCTGATGAAGTGCCGGTACCCGACCCCGACGGTCTGGTACTGCCTGACGATATTAAGCAAGCCATGCTTTTACTGGTGGGGTACTGGTACGAAAACCGCCTGGCGGTGAATGACTTTGAGCAGTCCGAAGCGCCGCTGGGCTACAACTGGCTTGTCGATCCCTACAGGTATATACCGCTATGAAACGCACGCTGACAGACGTTAACGCAACATACCGCTTGCCGCAGCCGGGTGAGCTTAGCGAACGGCTGGCTTTTCGCACCCGACAGGATGTACCTGCGGAGGGCGGCGGCACGCTGCCAGTTTATACGGATAATTTCGAGTGTTGGGGGCGGATCAGGCAACTGTCTGGTACCGCTTATCTTCACTCGATGCAAACCGACGAAAAAATCACACACACAATCGTGATCCGCAAGCGCACCGGCATTAATACCGATATGGAAATAGTCACCGGTGGCGTGGTGTATCGTGTGATCCGCGCCGGGCCACTGAATGATGGTCGCCGCTTTACGCGCATCGATGCTAAAGCGCTGCACACAGAAGATATGGACGGTCCGCCGCCGGGCGGCTCTACATTTTACGGAGGGTATCATGGCAACGCTGGGTAATCCGCAGGGCGGCTCGTATGTCCACGTGGATTTTCAGGGAATGAAAACCATCGATTTTAACCGCCGGATCGTGCACCGGGCGTTTAGCAAAATCGGGCAAACAATCCAGAAAGATGCCCGTAACCGTATCAGCCAGCGGCACGGCTCGAAGCCGGGCGAGGATCCCGGTTACTGGTCTGGTGCCACTGCGCGGTCAATTGGCTATTACGTGCCGACTGCTTCGAAAAATCGCCCTGGCTTCATGGTGAAAATTGCGCCAAATCAGAAGCGTGGCAAGGGAATGACCCCGCTGAAACTGCATCAGGGGCCGGGTAGCAGTGGTTTTTATCCGGCTTATCTGTTTTACGGCGTTCGTCGTGGCGCTGTGCGCACCAAATCACACCATAAAGGGGCATCGGGGGGCAGCGGCTGGCGCATAGCACCACGCGGTAACTACATGACTGCCGCCCTTGCCAATAAAAAATACTGGACTGAGCGCATGCTGTTTAACGCATTGCGCCGGGCCGTGAAACCGGAGCCAATTTAATGGAATTACGGAAAATTATTCAGGCTCTGCGTGAACGGGTGCCAGCCTTTGGTGAGCGCGTCAGCGGTGCCGCAGAATTCAGGCCGTTGCCGGAAGTGGGGAAATTGTCTTTGCCCTGCGCCTACGTTATTCCGCTGCATGATGAAACCGGGGAGCAAAAAAGTCAGACAGACTACTGGCAGGAATGCACCGACGGTTTTTCTGTCGTGGTGGCGCTGGATAACCGGGCGGGTGAGTTGGGACTGGAATCTGTAGACGATGCTGTGCACATCGTCAGACGCTGGCTCTGGCGTGCGCTGCTGGGCTGGAGCCCGGCAGAAAATTACACGTTCGGCATTGAGTACCGCGGCGGGGTGCTGCTCGATATGAACCGCGCGATCCTCTATTACAAATTCGACTTTCAGGCCACGTTTGAGATTGGGCCGGAAGATACCTGGCACCAGCAGGAGCTTGACACCCTGCCGTGGCTTGAAACCGTTCATATCGATGTTGACCTTATCGATCCCGGCGCTGGCCCGGACGGTCGCCCTGAATGTCAGGCAGATATTCACCTGTCACCCCCTGAATCCACCTGATAACGGAGTCTTACCATGACCGTTAGTTTTAACACCATCCCGTCTTCCGGGAATCTGGTGCCGTTGTTCTATGCCGAAATGGACAACAGCCAGGCAAATACGGCGCAGAGCGTGCAGCCGACAATTATATTCGGCTGTGCATTACCAGACAGCGACATGCCGCTGAACGAGCTGACGCTGGTATCCAGTGTCGGCGATCTGCGCATGCAGGCGGGAGCCGGTAGCCAGCTGGCGCGTATGGCTGCCGCGTACCGCAAGGTCGATTTAAGCGGGCAGCTTTGGGTGATTGCCATTCCTGAGCCGGAAGGTACCAGGGCAACCGGTACGATCACGCTCGGCGGTAACGCTATTTCTGCAGGCGTTGTCTCGCTGTATATCGGCAAAACGCGTGTTCAAACGGTCGTTGCTCTGAGTGATCCGGCGGCCACCATTGCCGAGAATATGGTTGCAGCGATTAACGTGAATACCGACCTGCCGGTGACTGCCACTATCGGTGATTCTGACGGCACGTCTGTCACGCTGACGGGGAAAAATACAGGGCTCTGCAGTAACGAGATACCGTTAAGCGTGAACTATTACGGCAGTGCAGGCGGTGAGGTTTTACCGGGTGGTGTAACCGTCACGATTTCGGCTATGTCCGGCGGTGCCGGTGCGCCTGTGTTCGATGATGCCGTGACAGTTATGGGGGATGAGGACGGTGATTTTATCGCGTTTCCGTTCAACGACAGTGCGAGCCTCGATGCGATTGGTCTGGCAATGAACGATTCGACCGGGCGCTGGGCGCCGGGCCGACAGAGTTACGGGCATGTCTACAGCGCGAAGATGGGTGATCTTGCCAGCCTGCAGACGTTTGGCACCACCCGTAACGACCAGCACGTCACAATCGATGGGATGGAAAGTGACACGCAAACCTGCGCCGATGAATGGGCCGCGGTGTTTGCTGCCCGTAACGCGGTATTTATTCGCGCTGATCCTGCCCGACCGACGCAGACTGGTCAGCTTGATGGCGTACTACCGGCGAAAGCCGGGAAGCGCTTCCAGAAAACGCAGCGCAACACGCTGCTGAACTCCGGGATCGCCACCTGCTACGCGCAGGGCAGCAATGCGTTTATTGAGCGTGCTGTTACCACGTACCAGAAAAACAAGTACGGGGAAAAAGACAACAGCTACCTCGATAGCGAAACCCTGCACACCAGCGCCTATGTTCTGCGCGCGCTGGAAACCTGTGTCACCAGTAAGTACGGGCGCCACAAACTTGCCAGCGATGGCACACGTTTTGGTCCGGGTCAGGCGATTGTCACGCCGTCCGTTATCAAAGCTGAAATGTGTGCACAGTATCAAATCATGGAAGAAGCTGGGATCGTTGAAAACTTCGACCTGTTTAAAAAACACCTGGTTGTCGAACGTGATGCGAACGATCCGAACCGCGTGAACGTGCTGTTCCCGCCTGATTACATTAATCAGCTGCGCATCTTCGCCCTCGTTAACCAGTTCCGCTTACAGTACCAGGAGGCAGCGTAATGGGCCGCATTGCAGGAACTACTTTTTTTAAAATCGACAGTGAGCAGCTGTCGCTGACGGGTGGCATTACGGTGCCGATGAATACGAGTATCAATGACGATGTAATT